CTCTTCGATGGTGCAAACATCGACGGGGGCCGCTTTATCCGTGTTAGCATTTGCTATATACTAGCGAGCAAATCAGCCGTCAACTAGCAAAAGCTAACAATGATAGACAAAACCGAAACCAAGTCCGTTCCAGTCGGGCTTCGCCTCACACCCTCGCTAAAGAGAGCTCTCGACGATGCAGCAGCGGCTGACAGCCGCCCCGTCGCCTCATTAGTCGAGAAAATTTTGACCGATTTCCTCAAGAAAAGCGGATACTTGCCGAAGTAAACCGCTTCACCATCCCACTCGCATTTTGACTCCGCAGAACAACCTACGATACGTTCTGGCCGCGGGTGCAAGCATGTCGCTGGTCAAATGCTCTGAGTGCAGCAAACCGATAAGCGACAAGGCAATCGCATGTCCGCATTGCGGTCATCCGACATCATTCGAATATGGCCCGTCCGGCGACCTCAGTATTCTTGCCGAACCAGAAAAAAAGAAAAGGAGCGCAAGCGATTCCGTCGTTGGTTTCATAGTTCTTGCAATCATTTTCGCCGCGATCGTTTTCCACAACTCTTCCAGCGACAAAACTCCTCCTTCGCCTCCTGTTGTACCAACCTGCAAATCCGATTGGCGATTATGCTCCGATAACGCGGACCTCATAAACCACTACTCCGGAATCTCAGATGCGCAGGTAGCCTGCATGCTTAACGCCGAGAAGCTCGCCAAATACGGAACGCCGGACTTTCCATGGTCGTCGTTCGGTAGATTCTACGATGGAATCTCTTATTTAAAGAGCGGCGTTATCACTTTGGTCGAGACTGGCGCTCAATTTTCAAACGGCTTCGGGGCCATGGTTCACAGCACGGTAACATGCACCTATGACCTTGTCGGGAAGCGAGTGACGGACAATATCATCTCTCCGAATTAAACCGGACAAACTATGTCGTCAATCCTACTCACTAGCGCGCGGCATGCTGAGCCCGCGATTGACTTCGACCCGATCAAACAGCCCGTCGGCATCGGCGCGCACGCTGGTGCCGGCGGGTGCTCTCACATCGACCTTCAAAGACGCGCTGCCGGTCACGACGGACGGACCGCCGTTGCCCATCACACCACTGCGGCCGGCCGCGGCAAGCAATGAGCCGGGCTGCGACCGTTCGGCCAAGGGCAACAGGTTGAGGCCGTTGCGCAGCCGGCGGCCTTCGGAAGCGTCGCCATAGCGGATGTGGTGATGCAGCGCGCGATTGGCTTCTTCCGGCGTGCGCGCATCGAGGAAGGCGCGGCCCTGCGAATTGTCGCCGATTTCCTTCATCATGAAATCAAGCTGGGTACCGAGATCGGTTTCCATCTTGTGACGCTGCGCCGCAAACTGCTGCAGCGCGGCGCGGCGTTCCTTGTTCCACTGGATCAGCCCGATGCCGCCCTCGGCAGCGTTCGGCCGGGTCGGATCGAAGCCGGATTCCTGTTCGATGTTGCCACCCAGGATAGCGGCATGCATGGCGTCCAGCCCGCGATCGCGCAGGCCCTGGATGATCGAGGCAGCACCTCCAACCCCGTTCGATCCGCGCGCGGCTTCCGCCTGGTTGCGCGCGCCGCCGCTCATTTCGCCTTCGCGTCGCGCCCGCTCGGCCACATCGCTTTCGCCCGCGGCTTGAGGTTTGACCGTCTCATACAACGCAAACCCCAAGGTCGCGAGCAGACCCGCGGGCGTTGCCGCAAACGCCGCCGTCGCAGCGCGAAGCGCGGAGGCAACTCTCAGAATATTCGATGCCAAACCGATCATCTTGAGCGCGATCAATCCTTCGAAGATCACCTTCCAGCCGCCGATCGCCTGCACGCCGGTGTTGACGCCCCGGATGGCGCCCGCGATGTCGCGAACCGAACTGGCGATATCGCGGCCGATCTCCGCTTTATGTTCCGCGAAAAATGCCTGGGCCTGCTTGGCCATCTCCGTCAGATCCGGCAGCAGATCATTGCCGACTGTGTTACGAATACCCTCGATCGCAGCTTTGAAGTCCGACCAATTGCTGACCCATTTTTCGGAGGCCTCGACGTCCATATTGCCGCGTAGTTTCAGGGTCAACGCGATCGCTTCCGCCAAACCCGCATTGCCCTTGCGCAACAGATCGACGAATGCGTCGGTACCGAACACTTCCCTGGAGAACGCTCTTGCCGTCGGCTCACCGTGGACCCGCTTGACGTCTTCCAGGACCTTCAGGAAGCTTTTCAGCGCGGCTTCGTTGCCTTCGGTCGTCTCCGGCGTCGCGGCGAGTTCGTTGGCAAAGTCTTGCCGCTGATACAACAGATGTTGGAAGACATCACCGCGCCGACGCCTGATCTGATACATCGCATCGGTGAAACTTTGCTCGCCCTGCCGGATGGCGCCGGGATCGATGTGAAACTTGTCCGCAACACCCTCGAGGCCGCGGATCGTGTTCGTGGTGAGCTGCACCCTTCGGCCGAAGGCCGCGACATCGGTGCCCTGGTCGACGAAGCTTTTCAGACCCGCGACCAATGCCGCGACCGCGCCGACCGCGCTCAGGCTCGAGATGCCGATTGCCTCGATCGCCGGCGAGACGGCCTCCTTCGCGACGTCGGCGACCTTCCGAAACTGCTCATGAACGGTCTTGAAGCTTTCCCGCAGCTGCTTCGACTGCTCACCGCCCTGCTTGCCGAGACCGCGCAACGCGTTTTCGACCTTCCGCAGCGGACCGGAGGCCTGGTCGCGCGCGGAGGCGACCATGCGAAGCACTTCTTCCTGCGCCATCAGCGATCAGTCCTCAGCGGCTTTCTTGGCGTTCTCGATCAGTCGTTCCGTGCGATCGACCGCGCGGATGATTTTCGAGATCGGCTTTTGCAGGAACACGTCGGGATCGGTGCCGTAGAACTTGGCCAGTTCGTAACAACGCAGGGTTACGTCCTCACCCCGGGCACGAAAAAAGGGGTGATCGCCCAGGCGCAGTTGGTCCAGTCTGAGCCGCGCATCAGGCGAATGAACGGCAGCGGAATCCCCGTCAGCCGCTCGAACATCGCGTTCATCTTGCGCTCTTCGAAGATCACCTTGGGATCGCCGCGGCTGTCGGAATCGATAATGACCGGGCAGCCGGCCATTTCGATATCTTCCGCGGTCGGCTCGCGAAACACCAGATGATCGGCGGTGCTGATGCCTTTCGGGCCCGGCACCTTGATCGCGCGCGACAGGCGGACCTTGATCGCGCCACCCTGGAGCTTTTCCTCGACGTCCGGTGACTTTGCGGTCATGACGCCGTCAGCTCGTCGCAGGTAACGCAACCGAACTCGACACCGACCTTGCCGTCGGCGGTGTCGGCTTCGAATGGCGGAATCGACCATGCGCCGGCCAGCACGTAAGTCGAGCTGTTGGCCAGAGCAATCGATATGGTGGAATCCGTGATCGCCTGCAGCGCCAGCAGCGACAGCCCCGGCACCAGCATCAGATCGCCCTTGGCGCCCGGCACCGTCGGCGTTTCGGTATAGGCATTGGTGCCATCCTGCCCAGCGACGTTCTCGCGTTTCAGGTTCGTCGGCGTGACTGTCCAGCTGCCTTTTAGAGCATATGCCGTTCCGTCGATCGTGACGTGCAACGTGCCGCCAATCCTCTGGCCCATGGTTCAAACCTCAATGTCTGGATTGTGAGAGAAACGACGCGCACAAAAGCGCGCGGAAGATCGGACGATCAGCTGACCACGGTCGGGTACATCAGCCGGAACTGCGCGAGCAGCGTGAACTGGCGCAACTGGCCCATCAGCTGCGGCGGCCACAGGACCTGCAGTCGGTTCGGATTGGTCGGGTCGATCTGCACCACGAGATTGGCGATGAAGGCAGCGACATTGGTCATCAGGCCGTTGTATTCCGCGTTCCTCGCCTCCGAGACCAGTTCGGCTTTCGCAATCGATGGCGTGATGATCGCCTGACCAGGTCCGAACCGCGTCCCATCAGGTGCAAGTTTCGAGCGCGGATATTTCGAGGTGATCGCGGCCTGCATCACCGTGATCAGCGCATCAAGATTCGACAGCACGGTGAGAAGCGCAAACGCAGTGTCGCTCTGGCCCTCGGCGTTTTGCTGATACTGGGTCGATTCCCGCACGATCGCCGGCACGCCGTTGGGATCGACGGCCTGCACCGCAAGCCCGGATCCGGCCAGAATGTTGATTTCGGTCTGGCTGAACCGCGCGGCCGGAAGCGCCGGAAGGATGCCGGTCAATTCCAGCGTCTGCAACGGCCGCGCCGGATCGTCGAGGAAAGCCTGGGCGCCTTGCGCGCAATAGGCCGCACACGCTTCCCACATCGGCGACGGGGTACCAGGCTCGAATGCCATCGTGGAAATCACAGGCGCATTCTGCGCAAGGCCGAACGTCAACGCATCGGCATAGTCGCTGCGATAGGCCTGGTAGATCCAGCCGCGCTGCTGGCGCTGATAGGACCAGCGCCCGGTTGCACCGAAGCCGAATTCGGTCGCCCATGCCGAAAGACTTCCGGTGTCGGTATAGGGCATGCCGACATGCTTGAAGGTCAGGTTTACCAATGCTGCGATCGTCGCGGTCCAGCTCGGGACCCCCGCCCCCGCCGCCATCGCCACGTACGTCACCACCATCGAGGTGGGAAGCGCCTGGCCGCCGGCGAGACCCAGATAGGAATCCGACACCTGGATGTCGTTGCCGGTGAGACCGACCCATTTGGCGGTGAGGTTGACCTTGAAATTGTCGGTGCCGTCGACCGCGGCCGTGACCGGCAGCGTGGTCTGCGCGGCGATCGCCGCCACGACGTTCGCCGCGATGGTGGAGGCGGTATCCGTGGCGCCGACCCCGACCTGAACCAATTGACCCGCGATGTAGAGCGAATAGGTTCCCGCAACCGACGGTGCCGCGGTGATCGACAGCGAACCAGCCGCTGCCGCCCCGCCAACGGGATCAACGATCGGGATCGCCCAGAGCTCTTGGCCCGGATTGCTGTCGAAGAATTTCGCGCACATCCCGGCCAGCATCGATCCGACGCCGAACTGCTGCTTGGCGATCGCCTTCGAGCCGATCGGGATCGGAACGTTCTTGACCGCGATGCCCACGGCAAGCATCTGGCCGATCAAGAGCGCCGGCTGGCCCTGTACCGATCCGCCAGCCTGCGAGCCGTCGACCGTGAGCCAGAACAACGGCAGCAGCCAGTTTTCCGGGACGCCTGTATTGATGCCCGACATGGTCGATCCTCTCTAAAAGAGCCTTTGGGGAAACTGTGGATCGGCTGCGCTTACTGTTGCGAAGCCGGATTCATTGCACCGGCACCGAGCGCGGGATTGCCCTGCGGCGCGACCGGAGCAGCCGACGGAGGAACGGATGCGGCGGCCTTGTCGGCAGCAACCTTGTCTGCCGCGGCCTTCTCCGCTTCCGCCTTGGCTTCGACTTGCGCCTCGAGCTTCACCTGGTTGCCCATCCCGACCAGGAAGGCCGAGATGCTCTTGCACGCCGTCGCATCGCCGCGCATCGTCAGGCTCGCGACGCACTGGTCGAGAAACGCCGGCAGCTGCGCGATCGAGTTCTGCGTATCGGGCGACAGTTTCAGCGTGACATCGGTCGCGTGAGCGGCATTGATCATCGAGGGCGCGGTCAGAACAGCAGCGAGGCACGTCGCGCGGGCGGCCGAAAACAGAATCTTCATGCTAAATCTCTCTTCAGGTTTGAGTTTGAAATTCGTGAATGGCTGAGCGAGGAGCTTCAGTCGTTTTTCGCCGGCGGAAACTTCGGACCGCCTAAGTTGGCCTCGCGCGCCTCGTCCCGCGTCGGCGCCGCCGGCTTCGCAACCTCTGCACTCGCCGGCGGCGGCTTGTAGGCCTTGGTTTCATCCTCGGTGAACGAACCGTCGGTCAACCGGCTGCAGGTGAAGGCATCGTACGGCCAATCCACCCCTTCCAGTCGCGGTGCGCCGGCTAGCGGATGATGGACATTCAGCGCGCTCGCCTTGGTCGGATAGATCTTCGGCATGGGATGACACCTGGTTGAGGATGAGGAAAACGAAAGCGGGCACGTCTACTAAAGCGCACCAGGAAACAGTTCGACATTTTCCTGTTCGCTCAGATCGAGGATCGGGCCCGCCGGCGCATTGAAATCGTTGACGATGATGATCGGATCGGCCGGCGCCGGCAGCTGCACCGTCGTCTTGATCTCGTTGAACGGATTGATCG